CCTTTTCACCGCTGACGCCGGCGGCGACTTCCTCCACCGCCCGGCCTTGGCCGAAGTACTGATCCAGCTGCTGGTTCAGGTTCGCGATGATCGAGTCTCGCGGGTTGGGCATTGGTACACCGATCATTGCTTCGCTCCGAAGTAGGCGAATACAACGAGCATCACGGCGACGCCGATGGTCCAGCGCAGAAGAATTCGTCCGAAGCGGCTGGTGGTGACCCGTACCTCTTCGAAGAAGTCGGCATTCTTCTCGAGCTGCTTGGCGTACTCGCAGGCCATGCCGTGACCGTCGCGTGCGCCGCGGGAGAGGCCGGTGGAACGCTCGACCACGTCGAACTTGTTCTTGCCCAAGGGCACGACATTGAAGCGTGGTTCCCGCACTGGCTCTTCGCGACCGATCATCTGGTACATCTCCGAGGTGGACATTGAGATGCGATCCCGCAACACCTGCAGGACCGCTTGTTTTTGGCGAATGGTCTGGTTCATGACGATTCCTTATGGTGGGTTGCGGATATTCGTCAGCACTCGACCGGTCTGCTGTTTGCCGTTGGGCGCAGGGGAGAGTGCTGACGGATAAAGGCTGGGCAAAAGAAAGGCCCGTGGACGTTCGGGCCTTTCACAGATGCGGTGATCGTCGGGCTATGGTCTATTTCATGATGGTTATCCTCTGATACGCGCCGTTGGCATGTAGCGGGCGCTCGCCGTGAATTTGAATACCCAGGCCCGCAACTGGCGTCGGCCTGGGTTTGCAGCATCAGCAGTGTCGTTGTCTTCAGGTTGGGCCTACCGGTCTCCGGCTGATGCGCGGTCACATCCTCGGCCCCACTTTTCCGCTGCCTGTCCAGAGTCCTGAGCGAAGCCTTCAGGCTTACTTCGCTACCCAAGTTTTTGGCGGGGAAGTCAGCACCAGAACGCTGCGACCCCGATGATCGTTCGCCAGTGCTCACGAATGAAGCGCTTTGGATCGGTTGGCAGGCCGGCGGAGAGAGGCGGTTCTGGCCGCACATGACTCAGCGCTGCGCCGATCAGGATGATCTGGAGCATTTTGTTCTCCGGTTGGTGTGGCAGATGGCAGGCAAGGCGAACCGTTCCTGCTCCCGGCGTTATCACCTCGTCGCGCTTTCAGCTCTACAGCCGCGATCAGGTATCCGGGGACGAATTGGCAATTCCCGCGCTCGGCGGTTCATCTGCGATGCAGGTGGCCGGTATAAGCCGGTGTTTCGTCCGCATCGGGGTGTGATCTGTAGTCCGGTCTGGGCTGCACGGCTTGCTGGCTTGCGCCCCCCACATTCCTCCGCTCCGGCTTCCCATTGCTGGGCCCACCCATCGCGGGGCAAACAGGTCACACTCCGATACGGCCTTGCCAGGGGTACGAGATCCGGGCCGGCAAGGAAGATCGGGCAGTTTTCGTCAGGCTGACGTGGCGCTGGTTGTTCAGTCTGCTTCGCCCTGGCTGAGCATCTTTTCGATCTCGTCAGCGGTTGGCTTCTTCCAGTTCTTGATCACACCCGTTTCCAGGTTGATATTCAGGATCAGGTAATCGCCGTAGTGGTCGCCTGGGAAGAAGTTCGGCACGTAGCCTTCATAGCTGCCCACTTCATCGCCCTGGGCATCCTTCAGGCCGGCAGCGAAGCCGTCGCGCACCTTGATGTAAAGGTGCAGTTCGGTCACATCGACTTGCACCGTTTTCTGTTGGTTGATTTGCATGCTGCCGTCCTCGGTTGTCATCCCGATGCACCCTGTTGCCAAGGTGCAGCAGTGATGCTTTGCCGTCGTTTACGCGATAAAAACACCATCGTTCGATTCCCCTGCCGGATCTTGAGGATTCGGGTATACGGATATGCCTACGATTATTTCCCGGCGCATCGCTTCGGCTACGAGCGCTGTCTGGCGATGAACACCAAGCTTGAACATGGCGTTAGATATCCGCTTGACCACTGTCCCAGGCTCCACGTCAAACGTTCTGGCAATCTGTTTGGCCGTTAACCCTTGTGCAACGGAAAGCAAAAACTGAAGTTCTCGACGAGCAAGGCCTCGGCCGAGATGGCCGATCCATGTGCCGCTTTTGATTGTTGATTCCATGCTGTTTACCTCTCGGTTGTTTTCCCAATGCACCCGGCCAACCAGGTGCATCAGTGAAACTTTCCGTCCTATTGCCGCCGGAGGGGCGGGGCGCATTGCTTGCCGGGTCATTCACACGGTTTTGGCGTTTCACCATCGGGCAGCCGTACAGGGTGTTCCCCATCGTTGGCAGGCTTTCGGGCCTGTCTGCTCGCCGGTCGCCGGTAGAGGCAATGCGGTCTGTTGTTTGTTTCGCTGATTGTTAAAGAGCGGTGTCTGGTGTTCGTCGCAGCAGTGTGTCGCTGCGATGAGTGAAATATGAACCATCAGTTCATATTTGGTCAAGTACCAAAAGTACATATTTTATGAAAAATACATTGCTGATGGAAATCTCCACTTGGCGCATTTGGGGATTTACCGCCGTGGACCGCTTCGCTATAGTCGCCACATACTGGATGCATATACAGCAAAAGGGGAGTGGGATGGCAAAGCCGCAAAAGCAGTCAAAGCAGATCGTTCGACAGGAGATCACCGGAATAGAGCGGCTCGGCCTGCGGGTCTCATCGATGATCAATCACCCAGTAGCGCAGACTCAGAGATGGGTGACGATTCACCGCCTGGACACGGACGGAGATCGGGAATGGGAGGAGGTGATGGGCTTGCTGTCCGAGACGGACGGCATCGACATGACGTTCAACGACGATGAGTCGGTGACGCTGAAGTGGGAGGCGAGCGCCGATGAAGATCGGCCGGTACAGGCTTACGAGCCGGTAGAGGAACCAGCACCATTCTGACGGGCATAAAAAAAGCCCGCTCAGGCGGCGGGCTATGGAGTTGGTCACACAAAAAAGATAGCTCGTCGTACTTCGCTACCAAAATTAGGACGTGGGAGCGGAGGGTGAGCTGCCCGCGCCTGCGGGAGGGGTGTCTGATGAGCTCACGCAAATCCTCTCACCGTCTCCCATGGCCGTGTATTCCTTCCTCAGCTCCTTAAGCTCATTGCTACCCATTGTCTCTAAGCTCAACGTGGCGTTTTGTGCTTCTTTGTTAGCCCGAATCAATTCGTCGATTTTTAAATGCAGAATGTCATTATCCCGGTTCTGTGTGTTTTGAATGAGGAACACCATCAGGAAGGTGATGATGGTGGTGGAGGTGTTGATGATCAATTGCCAGGTATCGTTGTAGTGGAAAATCGGGCCGGTACTGGCCCATACGAGAATTAGCACTAACGCTGTGACGAATGTTTTAGGGCTTCCAGTCCAGCTGCACAGCGTTTGGCAAAGTTTGGAGAATTTCATGGCGACGGGTCCTCATTGTTTGTAACAAATAGACACATCCGTCTCCCCGCAATTCGATTATTTATCGAGTATTGGGTCTGCATGAAAAAACTTTCATCTTGATACGAGTGCATGCGCGCACTCCCGGCTTTCTAGTGGAGGGCTGGAGGGCTGGGGTAGGGCGTGAATGCGGGCGTGCTCGGTGACTTCTGGCCATTACTAAAAAATTGAATCGATAAAAAGTTACAGAAGGGGGGCATGTCGAGATAGAACCATCTCTTCCATGATTTCACGGGCGAGCTTATTGATGCCTTCCTCTCCATGATACTGGAGGCGATCGATATTGATGATCGTGAATTGTTCCGATGCTGGTCCAGTAACGGTTACCGCCAGAGTGCCATCTGGATTAATCATGCAGGAAATTGTGCAGTTCGGTAGTCGGTCAGAGAGCACCGCGTCGATTTCTTGCTTGGTCATCGTGTCCATCGTGAGCACCCGTCTGTCGACTCAATAAAAAGCCCGCATGGGCGGGCTGACTTTTCTCACGCTGAGCGCTGATCCATCAGCTGCATTAAGTGTAGTTGGCGACTGCGGGACTTCAAGCAAGAGAGTCTGGCAGGCCCAGCGGCATGCCGCACGTCGATCACAAGGAATCCCTTGGCTGCGGCAGACCTCTACCGCTATATGAGCGGGAGAATCGTCATGTACAACCATACGAAGGTCCAGGCTTTTGCCTCTTTCCACGACTTGTTGGTCGCCCCGGAAATCCGAATGAATGCGCAGGAGCAATACGAAGAATTGCTACGGCTTGCCGACCATTTTGGAGCGAAAGGAATTATCAGTCCTGCAGAGCGAAGGTCTTTGATCGAGGTGGCGACCATCGCCTATGCGCGCTCGGTTGAAGGCATGAGGGCTGGTACGTAGGAAGGCGAAAAGCGCAAAAGCCCGGCACTTGGCCGGGCACTGAGAAGATGGGCCAAATCCCTTTGGCTGACTTCACTATGCATGCGGGATATGACGATGGTGTGACAGAGCAGAAACAAAAAACCGCACGAGGCGGAGTAGTTGCCTGCTTCAGCTCGCGGCGCAATTCTTTGGTAGGTTTGGTGAGGGGCATGGGTTACACCAGATTGGCATTCCAGACGAGCAGCACGCGAGCCTGAATGTAGGTCTCGTCCGCCCTGATCGTCTGCGGCGGATGCCTATCGTTATCGGAAATCATTTTGAGCTGATCATCGCCAATCCACTGAAGCCGCTTGATGTAGAGGTGGCCTTCCCACGAAAACATGTAGATCCCATCGCCTGCGAACTCGCGCACGCTGACGTCGACCAGCAGCGGGTCGCGATGCTTGATTGTAGGCGCCATCGATTGGCCCCAGCCTGTCACCATCTTCAGGTGAAAGTGTTCTTTGAACTCAACGCCCATCTCGCGCAAATGCTGTGGGCTGACACGCACATCCTGGAACATCTCGGGGTAGTCGTGCGGAATCTGCCCGCCGCCCATCGCGGCACGTACGTCGTAATGTGCAATCCAGACTTCATCACCCACGACACCAGGTCGGTAGTAATCGATTTCAATCGCGCCGCCTCCTTCATCTGCTTCAGCGACCGCAAGTAATCGTCTGCGAGCATCGTCAGACAGTCCTTTACCTTGCTTGGCAAGCATGTTGCGCACGATATCCGCTGCTGAAGGTGGGGTACTTTCAGTTTCGCCACTACCCACTTCTGCAAGCTTTGATAAAACGGGCTCGTTCCCCGAACCATGTTGTAGCCACTCGATTTTTACGCCGAGCGCATCCGCAATAGCGCTCATCTTGGCAGGCCCTGGTAGAGACTCACCATTCAGCCATTTACTTGCCGCCTTAGGCGTCACTTTAGCGATTTCGGCCAGTCGAGCGCCTGCTCCCCACTGGTCAATGCCGTAGGCGGTTAGTGCTTTTTTGAGCCGGGCAACGAAAGCGGCGCGGATATCTTCGATATGAACCATAGGTTCAATATCGCATGCCCTTGCATGTACTTTCAGTTCCGACATAATATGTACTGTAAGTTCATATTTGACTCGGAGGCCATATGCGGCCGCTCAAGAAATCGATTGATGATGCCGGCGGTGTTCCCGCCGTCGCTCTGGCCTGCCAGAAGACGCCACGAGCGATCTACAAGTGGCTTGTCGCTGATGCTTTGCCGCGCACTGAGTACACCGGTGAAACCCAATACGCCAAAAAAATTGCCGAATTGGCCGCCGCTAAAGGCAAGCCTTTTGATGCCGCTTGGTTGCTTGCCGAGGCTCACCCAAAAAAGGCTGTGGCATAGCGGGGGCTGTGCCTACCACCGAAAGCACGCTGGAGCGATTGGAAGCCATGCAGCACCACCTCGATTTGCTCAAGGAAGACCTTGAAGGGATTCGGGAAGACCTTCGAAACATTGAGAAATAGCCTGAAGGTCCATTGGCGACAGTATCGAATTTGGCGGGGATTCGAGGTAGTGCACTGGAATGGCTGTTGATCCATCCAGTACCTAAATAGCAGACACAAAAAAGCCGGTGGCTAGACCGGCTTCTTTAAAACGTACAACACTGTGGGGCCATTATGAACACGATCGTCGCTCCAAGCAATACGGTCACCATGTCGAGTCGGGAGATCGCCGATCTCACCGGCAAGCAGCACAAGGACGTCATCCGTGACATCCGCGTGATGCTCAAGGCGCTGGCCGACGATGGCGCAGATCTGCGCCATCTCCAAGAGGTCAAAGATGGGCGAGGGTACACCGCCGAATTCCACCTTGACCGCGTCCTGACTGAAACACTGTTGACCGGCTACAGCATTCCGCTTCGCCATCGTGTCGTGACACGTTTGAGCGAACTAGAAAACGTGTCGCGACAGCCAGTCGCGATTCCGCAGTCCCTTCCCGAAGCACTCCGACTTGCTGCCGATCTGGCAGACAAGAACGGTGAGCTGCAGCGCCTCATTTCTGTTCAGGCCCCGAAGGTCGCCGCCATCAACAGGCTCGCTGCTGCTGGTGGAGCGATCTGCATCACCGATGCCGCCAAGCAACTTGGTTTGGCTCCTGCTCGCCTGTTCGCCTGGCTGGAACAGCACCGCTGGATCTTCCGGCGCCACGGGTGCAAGCGCTGGGTTGCCTATCAACCGCGCATCACCACCGGGCACATGACTCACAAGGTCACCGCCCTGAAGCCCGACCCGGAAACCGGTATTGAGCGCGCCGCATTCGATCCGATGGTTACCCCGAAAGGCCTTACACGTCTCGCTGAACTACTGCAGGAGGCCGCGTAATGGCCGGCGACTGGATCAAATTTGAACTCACCACGCTGGATAAACCTGAGGTTTGCCAGATTGCCGACCTGGCCGATATCGACCCTGACGCGGTCGTCGGAAAGCTGATGCGTGTCTGGGGTTGGTTCGATCAACAAACCGAAAACGGTAACGCTCCGAGCGTTAGTAAAAAGTTACTGGATCGTCTCGTCGGCGTTATCGGTTTCTGCGAACACATGAAGTCTGTCGCGTGGATGATCGAACTCGACGGCGTGATCAGTCTTCCGCATTTCGACCGTCACAACGGGAAGACCGCTAAGAACAGGCTTCTCACGGCAAAGCGTGTGGCGAACCACAAGGCGAGTAACGGTAAAAGTAACGCTGCGAACGTTAGCGGTGCGTTACCTAAAGAAGATTTAGAGAAGAATAAAGAACCTCTCTCTGCGCATGTGCCTGTCGATCCTCGCATGCCCAGCGAGATGACCCTCGACTGGGTTGCGGATGAAACGCTGCTGAAGACCTACGCCTTGCACCGCGGGTTGTCGCTGGACCTGTTCACCGAGGAAGTTCGCGTCGCATTCACTGCTCACTACGAACCTCAGCACCAGGTGAACACCCAGGCTGAATGGGTGGGAATGTTGGTCAAATGGGTCAACAACGACAAGGTCCGTGCCGCCGCCTCGAACGTGAAGCAGTTCAAGCCGAAGCAGGCGCCTGCATCCGACTTCGACGATGACGATACCGAATGGCAGAACGGGGTGAGGCCATGAAGACCGTCTCCGTGATTGCCAGGGACCTGTGGACGAAGGCCCAGTCAGGTGATTTCATCGCTGCAAGCGACACTGTTCCGGTCGCGAATGAAACCAACAGCACGCTGGTGGTTGCCATCAATGAGTTGTTCAAGGAACTGCGTTCGATCCGTTCTGCGTGGCGTCAGGCTTGGCCGGACCAAGAAACCTATCGAGCCTCCAAGCGGCAATGGTTCCAAGCGTTCATCGAGGAGGGTATCTGCACTCAGGGTCAGATCGATTTCGGAATGACCCAGGTGCGGAAACAGCCCGGTGACTTCATCCCAAGCCCAGGCCAGTTCATCGAATGGTGCAAACCAACGCCGGAGATGCTGGGCTTGCCGCCACTCGCGGTGGCGCATCGGGAGGCATGCCGTAACGCACATCCTGGCATGGCAGGGCAGGGCAAGTGGTCGCACGACGCGGTCTGGCACGCTGCCAAGGAGTGCGGGTTCGAAAGCCTGAACAAACTCGACACCACGCTCAGCCTCAAACTGTTCGAGCGGAATTACACCATCACCATTCGCCGCTTGCTCGCCGGCTTGCCGCTCCAGTCGATGCCCAAGGCGATCGCCGCGCGCGCTGAGGCGAAGGTGACGCCGGAAGTCGGGAAAGACGCCTTGGCCCAAATGCGCGCCAAGCTGGGAGGTGCCCGTGGCTGATTTCCGCCTTGCACCGACCAACCCTGCCGACTACCGATTCGCCGTGCACTGCTGCGCGCACAAGTTGGACCTCTCCGACAAGCCGGATCGCGCGGTGGCCTTGTTCGAGCATCAGATTCTCGCTTTCAAATTCGGCCAAAAAATGTGGCCAGAACATTTCGAGGTGATCGACGTCATCACCGGGGAGCGGGTATGCGCGTGACCTCAAAGAAACTCCGCGCCTCGGCCAACGGCCAGGACTGCACTGTCCGCGCGCCGGGCGCTTGCAACTTCGACCCAGCCACGACGGTGCTCGCTCACCTGCCATGCGGCCAAAAAGGCATGGGAATGAAGGGCTTCGACACAGTCGCCGTTTACGCGTGCAGCTCCTGTCATGACGTCATTGACGGCCGCGCCGCCGGCGATATCGATTGGCAGGACATGCCGCGGGCCATCGCCGAAACACACGAGGCCCTGATCCGGGCCGGAATACTTACCGTGAAGGGGGCTGCATGATCGAACCAATGACTTTGCTCGTCGTGATGATCCTCGCCTGCTGGGTGCTGCGCGAGCTGTGCGGTGTTATTGATCGCCGGCAGCGGAAAGCGCGGGGTGAGCGCCCATGAAGACGTTCACCCCGAAGCTATTCAAGCAGGCCGCCCCGCGCGCCAAGTCCGTCGACCGCGAAGGCCTTGAACAAACTGCACTGATGGCCGAACTCCGTGCCCGCATGCCGGCTGTCGCTGATCTGATCTATCACGTTCCGAATGGCGGGCACCGGCACAAGGCCGTGGCAGCGAAACTGAAGCAGCAAGGTGTGGTGGCGGGTATCCCCGACCTGGTGCTGACCATGGCTCGCGGTGGCTACTTCGGTCTGTACATCGAGTTCAAGGCCACACCACCGAACGATGCCGCCATCTCGGCCAGCCAACACGAGCGCATCCGCAAACTGAACGAGCAGGGTTATCTCGCCGTGGTCTGCCGTGGTCACTTCGACGCGATGGAGCAGATCCGCGCCTATCTGCGCATGGCTCCAACCGTGGTGGCCGCATGACCAGTGCTGCCGTGAAGATGTCCGATGCCGAAATCAAGCGCCAGGCGGCCGGCGCCGTCCGCGATCTGCGAGACACCGACAATCGCGGGCTGTACCTGCGCTTCAACAAGGACCGCGCCCGGCCATCGTGGTACTTGGTGACCAAGGGCGAGTGGAACCTGATTGGCCGCTTTCCTGACCTCAACACCAAGCAGGTCGTCGCGGCACTCCCGGCGATTCGCCTGCGTCTGGAGGCGGGCGAGGGCTCCAGTTTGTCGAAGTGGGCAACCGTCGGCGAGCTGCTGGCCTGGTACGCGGAGCGCATGGCCCGGGACCGTAACCTTTCGAGCAAGCGCAAGAAGACCGGCGCCTCGGCGATCAAGTGCCACCTGATCCCGCGCCTGGGCGACCTGCCGCTCACCGCCGTCGACAAGGCCATCCTCGACAGCCAGTTGATGTGGCCATTGCAGGAGGCACTGTCCATCGACTACGTGCGCCTGGTGTTCCAGTTGCTGGCCCTGGCCTTCCGTCAGGCGTTCAAGTTGGGCCTGATTGCATCCAACCCCATGGCCGGTATCAAGTTCAGCGACTTCTCCAAGGCCAAGGTCGGGATCAAGCCGTCCAGACTGCGCGGCGTGCAACTGCCTGAGCTGCTGGTGCAGTTGGCCGAGGTTTTCGTCTCTGCCCCTCGTGACGCAATGCTTGCCCTGTTGATGCTCTGCCACGGCACGCGCATCGGTGAAAGCCGGTTGACTCAATGGGCGCACATCAGCCTGGCCGAGCGTGAGTGGTTCATCCCCGGCGATCACACCAAGACTGGCGTCGAGCATCACTTACCACTGACCGAGCAGATGTGCGCGATCCTGATCCGTTACCGCGAATGGCAGTACGCCAATGGGTATGACGGCCAGTACGTGTTCCCGGCGCGCAATGGCAAGCCACTCAGCGAAGGTCAGGCCAGTGCCGTGTTCACGCGGTTGGGGCAGGGCGAGTGGACCAGTCACGACCTGCGCAAGGTGGCCCGCACCGGTTGGGCGGACATTGGCATTGACTATCTGATCAGTGAGCTGCTGATCAACCATTCCATGGGGCACAACGTGAAGGTTTACGTCCAATCAGACGTGATGAGCCGCAAACGCGATGCGTTGGAGAAGTGGCACGCGCATCTAGACCAGCGTGGTTTTGACCTGATTCACGGATTGACCGGTAATAGATTAGG